TGTGATACCTGAAAGTGAGTCAGGTGCCTTTAGTTGAATAAAATCTGAACCATTATCGGTTCCTTCATACAGATTGATACCACCACCAGAAGTAGATCCTTCCAAACTGAAGAAATCATTACCACCAATGAGTTTGTTACCATCATGAGAACCCACATATAGTTGATAACTATCTGTAGTAAAACCGGGTTCTCCTACGCCCAAAGATGGTAGATTAGCCTGTAAACCTCTTTTCAGCTTAAGTGTTGGTGCTGACATCACACTCTATTCTTACAATTTTCCCTTTACTATTTAGAATGAACCATAATCTAGAGTATCATCATCACTACCATCAGCTCTATCAAGAATTTCAAATGGGGTTGTGAACTCAAAGTCTGTTCCATTAAAGATAAGAACATCATTAGTAGAAATTCCAGTAGTATTAACATCATCCAACAAGGAAAGAGAAGTTCTTCCAGCACCTATATTACCCTGAGATGTTGCAATAAAACGACCATCCGATGCACTATAAACAATTACATCACCATCATTTACATTATCAGAAATTATCTGCCTCAAACTTCCAAGAATATCAGTTCCAATAAATTTACCAGAATTTGAATCAAATACAACTGAATTTCCGTTAGTTGTTGTTGCATCAACATCATCTAAATCTGTAAATGTGGTTACTCCCCCTCCAACACCACCAACCCATTTTCCTACAGAAGAATCATACTTGAGGAACCTATTATTAACTTTTGCAGTATTTCTATCAACATCATCAAGAAACTCAAGTCTAACTTCACCACCACCACCTTGTGCACTAGAAGTTCTAACAGTTTCATATACCATTTTACGAAGCTGTTCCATCTCTCGCTTCAATCTTGAGATTTCAGTTTCAGATTCGTTAATTTTCTCTTCCTCTGGAATTAATTTATCCAGAATTTCCATAGATTTTTCAATATTTTCATTTATTTCTCCATCTTCCTTCTTCAAAGGCTCAGGTTCAATAATGTTTATTGATTCTATCTCTGTTGGAACGTAATCATCTTTCCAATTCTTTGTATCAACCTCTTCTTTTTGAGTTTTTACCCACTCATCTGGAATTATTCCATGTTTTTTCTTAAATTCGTTGTGTAATTTAAGAGGTGTAATATCAAAATCAACGCAAATACCTTTCATCAATCTATCAATTGAATTATAAGAGGTATTTTTTAAATTTAAAAGTTCTTTTTCAAGCACTTTTACTGCTTTTTTTGCAGATTTTTCAACTTTTGGGTTCTCTGTAAACAAGAATGTTTCAAAAACCTTTGCTTGAGCAAGAATTTCCTTTTTTTCTTGTAATTTTTTCTCTTCTTTTTCTTTAAATTTCTTTTTTTCTTTACTTAAAGATGCAAAAAGATCTGAAAGGGATACCTCCCCAATTATTTCTTTCTTTTCTTCTTCCTTTTTCTTCTTTCCTTCGCCAATAAGACTGAAGAAATCTCCTAAATTATCCATATGCAGAGATCTTCAACGTAAACTATTTATCAGGAGTGTTATTCTTCAAAAGTTTCTGAAGTTCAGCTGTTGAACCAACAAAAAGAGCATTATTTACAGTTGTTGATGTTTTGCTTTCCTTTGTTTCGTCAAGATCCTTGAGTTTTTGTTGAAGATTAAGGAGTTTATCTGATGCATCAGCAACATTCTTAATAAGTTGACCAGCAACTTCATAAGCTCTTGGTGTTTCTGTTTCTTGAGCTAATTCAAGAATACCATTGATAGCTTCTTGACCCTTTTCGATGATTGAATAAAGATTCCCTCTGGTATACTCATAGTCCTTTTTTATATCTTCAGCCTGAGATCTTATTTTTTCAATTTTTTTCTCAGATTCAAAGTTTTTTTCTGTTGGAACTACTTCTGTTGGAGTTACATCAAATGTTTCATCGAGCTTTTCAAATTTTTTACTCATAACTTTAGAATACATTTCCATTGAAACCAAAATCATCACCAATTTCAACTAATGCATCATCAGATGTGTTAATCTTACTGATGGGAGCACCCTTAACGTGATTTTGAAGAGTTGAACCATCAATAGATCTATTAACTGAAATTTTATTACCTGACAGGTTAATAATTTTCATTGCTTCATTGCCAATATAGATGCGATCATATTTGGAGAATACAGACCCATCAACAACATCAATTATTGTCTCAATCATATCTACATCTTCATTGAGAAGTGTAGCTGTATCGCCATTGTAATCCTTGAGAGCTTTTGGTGTAACTTGATATGTAAGATCTCTTTGAGCTTTTCCACCCTGTGAACCAGCAATATAACCAACAGAAACCTTCTTGATGATATCGTCTGAGATATCCCCAGAAACAGGACCAAAGACGTATGTTTTAGCGGTGAATGTTAAAGTGTAAATGAGAGCTCTTCTGGTATCAAAGTTTCCTTCATAATCATCAGTCATCTGAATATTATCCAACACAATTGGAACATCTCTTTTTTCCTTCAGATCATTAAGGAAATTAATGGGGAGATTATAAGCTGGTTGGAAGTATGGAAGGATTTGCTCAATGATTTGAAGCATATCCTCATTCAATTTTGTGTAAATAGATAACTCAATTGTCATATTGTATGGAACAGGGAGATAAGCTTTCTTCATCTCTCCGCTCTCATTTTGAGCTACAAATTGTTGTGTTTGGTTTGTTCTTCGTGAAGGATCATATTGGAGGTTTGTAAACTCAAAAGACATCCTAGGAAGTGTAATTGAAACTGGTTTGTTTAGATCAGATTGCTGTTCCAAACGAGCCAAAAACTTTTGAGTAGGACCGTAAGCAAGAGGAACTTGAACAACGCTTGTAACGTCGTCACTTGAATCCTTATGTTTTATTTGAATACCGTTAAAAAGTGAACCAAAGGAAATGATTACGGATCTGAAGACCTCGTTATAAAAATACTCAAACATGATCTTGCACGAATATGCTTCTATTTATCAGGGTGTGCCAAAAGGATTATTTGTATCAAAGTTTATGATCTCATCAGCCTCTCTTTCGATGATATCATTATCAGCATATGGTGTTACCAAATCATCAACAACAACACTAGTGATTACCCTTCTTGCACCAGATTCCTGACCAACAATTTGTTCACCAGCCAAGTATTGTCCATCAATGATAGAAATCTCAAGAGTATTTGCAACAGCATCATATTCTTTAACTCTTGATTGAACAAGTGATCTTTGTCCAATAACAACTTCATTGAAGATGAATGATCCTGTGAAGGTTGTTCCAATACCATTTGGATTTTCAAATGTAATATCTATACTTGTATCTGTGTAACCTGCACCTGCGTTTGTTATACATACAGCCGTTACAATACCTGCGCTATTAATAACTCCGTAACCTTCTGCTCTCTCAAATCCTTCTGGGAGATCTGTATCATAGGTATCAATATTATTATCATTAGTGAATGAAGTTTGGCTAAATCCAGGATGTTCTGATGAATATGCAGGTAACGGGAAAATAATATTTGGATTCATAGTATAACCAGCACCAGCATTAGTGATAGTTACAAATTGAACTGATCCAAATGTGGTGATACCTGCAGTTGCAGCAGCACCTGTTCCACCACCACCCTGTATGGTAATCATTGGAGCAATTGTATATCCACAACCAGCATTTGTTAAACAAATACTTGCTACCATACCAGATGGGTTGCCAAAACAATCATTATATGCTCTTGTAATGGAGGCAAAACCAACAGCAGTTACTCCACCAGAAGGTGCTGAGGAGAATCCAACAATTGGATTTTTATAACCACTTCCCATATTTTCTATGGTTATGGTTTTTACTGATCCACCAGTGCAAATTCCAACAGTACCTTGTGCAGTTTGTCCCAAACCAAGAAGGTTTAATGTTTGAATATAACCAATTTGCTCTATATCATCATCAATTTTTTCAACACCAGTATCAATAACTTCATCTTGATAACGGAACAATTCACATTTCAGTTTATAAACGTAATTCTTCTTAAGTTGATAGAAGGGTTGTTCGTGCTCTACAAACTTAATTTCAAACATTCTCTCACCAAGAGGAAACCAAATAATATCACCCTCTTTTGGTCGAGTTGCCAACTCAATATTTGGTAAATTTTTAATCAGTGGTGTAACATAATCTTCAAATCTTTCTCTTGAAATAACTAATTCAAGATCATCCTGACTATCAATTCCAAACTTAGTTAAAATAGTGCCTTGTCCACCATAACCCTCATAACTATCAACATAAGCTTCAAGTGGATAAGCATTATTGAACTTTGATTCAATAACTTCACGAATTACAGTATTTTTTGTAATATATTTTCGAGGCATGTAATATACCTCGACACCATACATCCTAATCTGCTCATTTACCAGACTTTGAATTAAACTTTGCTCACTCTTTGAGCCATTTAGAAAGAAGGGATTTAACATTTAACATCACCCTATGAGATCAAGAGGAGGAAGTTCATATGTGGTTGGTAGCTGTTCCATTATTTTTTCAATTTCTTTCTCTGCATCATCATAAATCTGTCTACCATTAAATTCAATTCCACCAGGCAATTTAACACCTTGGAATTTAATAAGATTCATTCCCCACTGTCTCTTAATAATGGCAGTGAGATATTTTTTTAGAAATAGATCATTCCATACTTTAGAATAATCATTTGGATCCATCAATCTCCAACAATCAATAATGAGATATTGATCTTTTCTAAGATTATTAAAATCAACATCCAAATACAACCTATCTTGGCGTATATTGTATCTAATTTGTTTATGAGTATTCAGAAGAAAA